TTAGCTGATGCGTCAGTATTTGGAGCAGCATCAACATACATGTTAGGTATTTGTGTTAAATCATCAACAGCGACCAATCCAACTTCCATATTAATTAATGGATTTGTTGAAACTGCTACTTACGCAGCAATATTAAAAACAGGAGAACCTTTATACATGACTACAACACCAGGCAGCATGAGTAAATCAGTACCGTCAGCATCTGGAAATATAGTTAGAATAATAGGTCATACTTTTTGGGACTCTAATACAAATACAAAAATAATAATACGTTTCAATCCTGAAAATTCTTGGATTGAATTAACTTAAAGTTATGAAAATTAAAGGAGTAATTACTACATCTATTTCTAAAATTAATGGAGTATCTTTGGCAGCTATTTCAAAAATAGCTGGAGTGACTTTACCTGCAGCAGCTTCATTTACTTCAGCAACTGGAGGAACTGTAACAACTTCTGGTAATTATAAAATACACACATTTACAACAGTAGGATCTACTAACTTCGTAGTTAGTAGTGTAGGTACCGCTCCAAATAACACTTTTCAAGTATTAATGGTTGCAGGTGGTGGTGGAGCACCTGGTCAATATGTAGGAGCAGGCGGCGGTGGTGGAGGAGTTATAGAAAACTCAACTTATTCTTTATCAAGTGGTGCAACAACATATGCTGTAGTAGTAGGAGGTGGAGGAAATGGTAGTAATGGTTATTTAACTGCTGCTACTAATGGTACTAATACCACCTTTGATTCAAATACTGCAGTTGGAGGCGGCGCAGGGGGTGGTCATGGAACAAATCCTCAAGTTGGTGGATCAGGTGGAGGTGGAACAGGTGTAGCTGTAGATGGTAGTATAACAACTTTAGGCGCAGCAGGTACTGCAAGTCAAGGATATGCGGGTGGAGATGGAGCAAATTCTGGACCTTATTATGGATCTGGCGGTGGTGGCGGAGCTGGTGCAGTTGGAGGAACAGGAACAGGAACAGTAGGAGGTAATGGTGGTGCAGGAGTATTGTCAGCAATAGATAGTAATTACTATGGCGGCGGTGGTGGTGGTTCTGTTTATACAGCAAATGGAACTGCTGGTGTTGGAGGAGTTGGAGGTGGTGGTGCAGGAGGACAAGGTAATGATGGAACAAATGGAACTGCAAATACCGGTGGTGGCGGCGGCGGAGCGGAGAGAGATGGAACTGGTACAGGAGGTAATGGAGGTTCAGGAATAGTAATAATAAAATATAAGTTTCAATAATGGCACATTTTGCATTAATAAAACAAAACATTGTAATAGCTGTAATAGTTGTTGATAATGAAATATTAATATCTAATGGAGTTGAAATTGAACAATTAGGTATTGACTTTATAGAATCATTAAGCATTCTTTATGATTACGATAAAGTAAGACAAACTTCTTACAATTCAAACTCTAGAAGTAAATATGCTGGGATAGGAGATACTTGGGATGAAACTAATAACGTTTTTATTTCTCCTAGACCTTTTAGTGATTGGACTTTAAATGAAAATTTTAAATGGGAAGCTCCAATCCCATATCCAAACGATAACAAATCATATGTATGGGTAAACAATGAATGGAGAGAATTTACTTTTAATAATTAATATAACAAAACATGAGCAAGTACATTTTAAGAGAAGGTGAATCGTTAGGATATAGCGTAGAATCAGTTATAGATACCAATGAATATAGTATTGATATTACACTACCATTGGTAACAAATGACGCGTTAGCTTTTCAATTCAGTAAAACAATATCAGTGGTAAGTCAAAATACTCAAACGGGTTATGAAGTTGATACAGCAAGAGCAGCAGCTGTTGCAGATTATTTGACAGAGATAAATAGATAATATTTATTTTTAATATAATCATTGAAATTTCAATGGTTTAAGCTAGGTTTGAAATGGTTATTCTATAATTATATTAAATATATAATATTAATAATTTAATTAGTATTAATATATTAAATAATAATATAAATTATAGTTATGAAACCACCAATTAAATTATCAGAAGAAGACATCAAGCAAGTTACAACCTTGCAGGAAAAGTATGCTGACATTACAGCTAAATTAGGTCAATTAAAAATTGAGCAAATAATGATTAACAATCAAGTACAACGACTCGCTCAGTTGGAACAAACATTTTCCGAAGAATACATTGCCATTCAAAAAGAAGAAGTTAAATTTGCAGAAGATATTACTAAAAAATATGGAGAAGGTCAAATTAATTTAGATACAAAAGAATATATTCCATCTGTTTGATTAAATTAAATCATATTTATTAATAGATAAAAAATTTTTAACAAACCAATTTAAAGTATTATACAATGGCAGAAAAAATCGTTAGCCCCGGTGTATTTACCGAAGAAAAAGATTTGTCGTTTCTACCTCAAGGTATTGCTAGTATTGGAGCAGCATTTATTGGACCCACTATTAAAGGGCCAGCAATGATTCCAACATCAGTATCATCTTATGGAGACTTCGCACAAATTTTCGGAGACACCAACCCAAATTTATACTTACCTTACGCAGCTAAGGAGTATTTAAGCAATTCAGGACAATTAACTGTTGTTCGTACATTACATGATGATGGATACAGTTTAGCTTATCCAATAGCATTAGTTGCTACAGGATCATATGGAAAAAAGCATATTGCTTTTCTTCATCCTTCTCAAGTGCTATCTGAAACAGATGCATTTTATGATGCAACAACAAATTTATTTCATACATCAACATTAACTAGTAATTCTAGTGGATCGTTTGTGCTTAAAATTTCAGGATCATATACAGTAGACACTGCTGCATTTCCTAACGCTTTAGGAGCTAGCACTGCAATATACAGTGCTTCATTAGATACTTTAAGCGCAAATTACATATCTAAAGTGTTTAGTAAAGCAGCTAATGTAACTTCAACACCAGCTTATTTATATACGTTTTTTGCTAATGAAGCTTCCGCGTCTTTAGCAGCTGATCCAAATTCAACTCTTATAATTCAATCCGGAGCATTATTTAATTTTGCTGATGGATATTTAGAAGCTCAAACTCCATGGATTATTTCTCAAACCGTTAATGGATTAAATCAAAATTTAATTAAACTTCATACACACGCTGATGGTGTTCATTCAAATTATGAATTCAAAGCGTCTATATCAAATATTAAAGCTGCAGGTACAGTAGCCGGCTCAGAATATGGAGCATTCACTGTAACAATTCGTGCAGTTGATCAAATTAAATTAAATGCTGTTGGTTCTCCATATAGCACTCAAGATTCAGACGTTCGACCAAATATATTTGAATCGTTTGATAATTGTAATTTAGATCCTAACTCTCCTAGATATGTAGCTAGAGTAATTGGTGATAGATATAAAATCTTTGATGCTGGAAAAGTTATTATTTATGGTGACTATCCAAATAAATCTAAATATGTATATGTAGAAGTAGATGATAACGTAGCTAAAGGAGTTTATTCTCCGGAATTAGTTCCATTTGGATTTGCTGCATTATATAATCCAATTCCTTCAACATTTTCAAATGTACCAGCTGCTAGTTTTGTAGCTACTCAAACCGTTAACGGTGTTTATAACAAACGTAAATTCTTTGGATTTGATTATGATTTATCTGGAACTGATAATATAAATTATTTAAAGCCACTTCCTAAAACGTTAGCTACAGTAGGTAGCAATGTTCCATTTTTATTGTCAAATTTCAATCAAGAATCCGGAGCATCATTTCCTTCAGCAGCTAGTCCATATACAGGATCAATTAATTTAACTACTAATACCACTGTAGAGTCTCGTAAATTTATCATACCATTTCAAGGTGGGTCTGATGGAATTCAACCTAACCGTAGAATTTTAGTAGCAGGAGATATAGTATCATCTAATACTCAAGGATATGATCTTCGTAGCAATACAGCAAAAGATTATTCAGTGTATAAAAATGCTATTGATTCAGTTTCCAATCCAGATGAATTAGATATTAATATGTTAGTGTTACCAGGTGTTATTGAATCAATGCACTCTGCCGTAACTGACTATGCAGTTAATATGTGTCAAGATCGTGGAGATACTTTCTTTGTATTTGATTGTGTTGGATTAACAGATAATATCGCAACTGCAGTAGCAACTATTTCTCCTTTAGATAACAATTATGCAGCAACTTATTATCCATGGGTAAAAATTATGGATGCTGGAATTAATAAACCAGTTTGGGTGCCACCAAGTGTAGTAATACCAGGAGTGTTAGCATTCAATGATAGAGTAGCAGCAGAATGGTATGCACCTGCAGGTTTAAATCGTGGTGGATTATCAACCGTGTTAGACGCATATACTCGATTAACTCATGCTGAAAGAGATGAATTATATGAAGGTCGTATTAATCCTATCGCAACGTTTCCTGGAACAGGAGTTTGTGTATGGGGTCAAAAGACACTTCAAGCTAGACCTTCAGCTTTAGATAGAATCAACGTAAGACGTTTATTAATTGCTGTTAAGAAATTTATTGCATCTGCAACTAAGTATTTAGTATTTGAAAATAATACCGCTGCAACTCGTAACCGTTTCTTAAATATTTGTAATCCTTATTTGGAATCAGTACAACAACGTCAAGGCTTATATGGCTTTAGAGTTGTAATGGATGAAACAAATAACACTCCAGATATCATCGATCGTAACATTATGTATGGTCAAATATATTTGCAACCTGCTAAGACAGCTGAATTCATTATTATTGACTTCAACATTTTACCGACAGGCGCTGCATTCCCAGGAGCGTAATAAATTATTTTTTTTATAGAAAAAGCCTTTGGAAACAGAGGCTTTTCTTTTGTTTTTACGATGATACATATTTATATATAAAATAATTAAGCACAATGAAAATCACAGAATTTAGAAATCTAATTCGTAAAGAAATTAGAAATGTAATAGCTGAAAATAAAACTAACTCTACTAAAATTGAAGAAGGTTTGTTTGATACGCTAATGAAAGCTATTTCAGCAAAAGTAAAATTAGATGGATCAATTCTTGCAAAACCAGAAGCTAAATCTATAATTCAAGACTTAGATAAAGCAGCTAAAGGAGCTCCGGAAAAACTTACAGCTTATATAAAAATGGCTAAGCAAATGGGAGTTGATTTAGCAAAAAACATGGAAAAAGTTAAAGAAGCGGTAGTGTATGCTTATACAAAAAATAGATTTAAAAATTGGATAGCAGGTTCTTATACAGGAATATATGATCCACAAACTTCTGAATTTTCTTTAATACCTGCAAGTGCTGGCGGAAATGCATTAACTTCAGAATCTAAATTACGTAAGACAATTCGTGAAGAAGTTAAAAAAGTAATTGCAGATAAAAAATCTAAAAATAATCAATTTAAATAACCAAATAACTAACAAGATATAAGTATACACTTACATTGAGAACGTTGGTTACCGAATAGATATACAATGCTCTGACCGAATAAATAATTAATGTTACAAATTAAATATATTAATTGTTTTTACAAAAGACTCATATTTATATAAAAGAAAATCATCTTAAAAGAAAAATAACATGGCTGAATTATTAGACCCAACCGAAATAATGTTTACCGCTTTCGAACCGAAAGTAGCAAACCGTTTCATAATGTATATTGAAGGTATTCCTTCATATTTAATCAAAACTACAGCACGTCCTAGTATTACATTTGGAGACGTAGTTTTAGATCACATCAACGTAGAAAGAAAATTAAAAGGCAAAGGTCGTTGGGGCGACGTAGCTATTACGCTATATGATCCTATTGTACCGTCAGGTGCTCAGGCAGTAATGGAGTGGGTTCGTTTATCTCATGAGTCTGTAACAGGTCGTGATGGTTATTCTGACTTTTACAAAAAAGACATTACATTTAACGCTTTAGGACCAGTAGGTGATAAAGTTGAAGAGTGGACTTTAAAAGGAGCTTATATTGGTGATGCAAATTTCGGTGATATGGATTGGTCTTCAGAAGACGCCATGATGATATCATTGACATTGAAATATGACTATGCAATACTTCAATTCTAAATTGAAGTTTATATATTAATTAAAAGAGCTCTTAGAAATAAGAGCTTTTTTCATGATTAGATATTTATTAATAAAGTATACAATGAAACAATTGGAATTACAAAATTTAATTCGTCAAGAAATTAAAAAATCACTTAAAGAAGAATTAGATCATACCTATGAAGGAATTGAAGATTCTATATTGCAAGGAATAGCTGATTGGACTGGTATACAAAAATCAAAATTATATAATTCAATGTCTTCAAATGCTAAAAAAGCTTTGGGTACTTTGACACGTGAGCTTAAACCTACTTTAGATAAAAAATAATATGAATCCAATTGAATTTAAAAAACTATTAAAAGAATTTGCTCCTAAACAAATACTTACAGAAGCAGATGTAATACCTATAGGTCCTGACGGAGAAGAAATTACAGATAAACTAGTAATAAAAAATTTAAACATGGCTGTTAAAGCTGTAGATTCTATATTACGACCTAAATTAATAGATTTAATTACAGATCCAGGTGCCGCTAAATCATTAAAAAATGCTGCGCAGCGTGCTGCTATAATAGGAGCAATAGCTATAGCATTTGGAATATCCGAGCAAGAATTTACTCAAATAGTAAGTAAAATTAAAGGAGTACTTAAAAAAGCAGGAGCAGGAGCAGAAACAGAGCCTACAGTTTAAAATTAATGATTAAACTTAAACCTATAGCAGAACGAGTACTTCTTAAAGAAGCCGAAGAAACTATAACATGGGGTGATGTTCAAGTATTGTTAACTGCGTTAAAGTCGGGAGCAACAACAGGATCAGCCATTAAGAGTACAAAAGACTTAGTATTTCAAATGGGAAAAACAGCTTTTAAATCTTGGGCAAAAGGAACGCTTAATACTCTTACTGGAGGTGTTTTACAAACAGTATTAGATGTAGCAGACGCTCATGGCGAAAGTATCGGTTCTTTCGTTTTAAATTTAGGTAAAGATGTAACAACTAAAGAATTAAAAAATCCTAAAAGTTCTGAATTTAAAAAAATGACCGGTCCATTTTGGGAAGCAATTAAATTATCTCCGGAAGTATCTATATTGTTAGATGACCAAATTGAAAAACAATTTATAGATCAAGTAATATTACCTAAATTAAACAATCCAGGATCTGAATCAGAAGAGCTACCTAACATGGATGAATTGTTAGGAGCATGGCTAAATAATATGGGACTTAAAGACAAAGCTGATATTCATTTCAAAGGTACATCGGGAGATCTTTAAAATTTACTAGTTACATATTTATAATAAATTAATTTAAACTATTTAGTTATGTAACAATCGACGAAAATTACCCAAAAAAATCTGGAACAGAGTTATCAGATGAGCAAGTTAAACAACTTGCAATTCAAAACATGCAACGTCAAGAAATTAAATCTTCTAATTTCCCAACAGAAATGATTTCTTTACCGTCTAAAGGATTAGTATATCCTGAAGGTAGCTTTTTGCGATCAGGTACGGTAGAAATGAAATACATGACCGCGCGTGAAGAAGATATACTTACTTCTCAAAATTTAATTAAACAAGGAATTGTATTAGATACATTAATGAAGTCTATGATTGTGTCTCCTATTAATTTCAATGAATTAGTTATTGGAGATAAAAATGCATTAATGATAGCAGCTAGAGTTTTAGGATATGGTAAAGATTATTCTGTTACTGTAACATGTCCTGAGTGTGCAAATAAAAATCAAATTCATATTAATTTAGCTGAATTACCTGAACAAACTATACCAGAAAATTCTATAATGATAACACCTGGTGTATTTGAATTTACATTACCGCAATCAAAACGTATTATTAATTTTAAATTAATGAATACCGGAATTAATAATCAAATTACTAAAGATTTACAAATTACTAAAAAATCAATTAAAGGCACTGGAAATGTAGATAGAGAATTGACTACCCGATTAAAATATTTAATAGTTTCTGTAGATGAAAATTTTGATAGAAAATATATTGAAAATTTTGTTGATAATGAATTTTTTGCTATGGACTCTAAAGCATTAAGAACTTATATGAAATCGGTATCGCCGGATTTAAAATTTCAAAAGTCTTTTGTATGTAATGAATGTAATTACGAAGAGGAGGCGTTAGAATTTGTGGTAGACACAAACTTTTTTTGGCCTAAGTCCTAAAGATAAACCATTACTTCACGCTCAATTATTTGACATGGTATATTATGGCCGTGGATTTACATGGTCAGAATTATATGATATGCCTATCTGGCTTAGAAAATTTTATTTTAAAAAAATAGAAGATGCTATTATATTAAAAAATAAAAATCAAGCTGCTGAAAATAAAAAAATATCTAAGCCAGCAAAAATGGCTAGACCGGCCGTAAGACCTAGAAAATAAAAGTTATTTTATTGATACCAACTGTTTAATTATTAGATATTTATATTAAATAAACGACTACGAATGAAAATATCTGAATTAAAGAAAATTATACGAGTAGAGGCAATATCGGTATTAACTGAATCAAAACAACCTTTAAATGAAAGTTGGATAGATAAAATTATAGGAACAATTATTGATAAATTTATTAAAACTAAATATAAAGCATATTTCGACGCTTTACATAATAATCCAGAATATAAAGAAGCAAAGTTAGGATTACATAATGCAGTAGAAAAAATAGATCAATCTGTACAACGATATAAAGATTCATATGAAAAATCTAAAGCCGCATATGACATATATGTTAAAAAATACGGAAAAGAAAAAGCTTCTAAAATAATTGATAAAGCTTTTGCTGGAAAATCGTACGAAAAATGGAAGCCTAAATATTAATTTATAAATGGCAAAGCAGCAAAATAAACCGGTAACTCCGCCAAAGATTCCTAAAGCTCCAGTAGTTCCTATAGAGACAGCGGCGCCTAAAGTAAATACTGATCAATCTAAAATAAATAAAGAAATTTTAAGAGATTATGCTAAACAAAAATTAGCTCAAACAGATTTAAATGATATTGCAAAAGATTTAAGTAATACTTGGAAAGATTTATCAAAAGCTATTACCGGAGTTTCAAAAAATCAAGATGTTTTAGGTGATAAAAGTGAAGAGTATTCAACATTAATTAAAGAAATATATCGAAATATCGAGGATATCGGTACAGAAAATTTTAAACAAATAAACGTTCAAGATCAATTAAATAAACTTCAGCAAGAACAAAAAGATTTAGTTGATGATATTAGCAAAGAGTCAAATTTAATACGTGATAATAATGATAAAATTAATCAATTAGTTGCGAAAAAAAATAAATTACAAGAAATTGCTAATAAAGCTGAAGCAAATGGAAATGATTTAACTGCAGCTAGAGCTTTATATGCGCAAGATGCTGTAGATAAAGAAATTGAATTAGCTAAAGAAGCGACTGCAGAAGCTAAGCTTTCTCATCAAATAAAAAATGAAGCTTTAGCTACGGCACAAGATCAAATACAGGCCGCCATAGATTTATTAACTCCATTAGCAGCTGCTAATGAAATGATGAGATTAGCTGATAAAACAGCTCAAGAATTTGGAATTAGTATTGAGGAAATATCTGGCGAATTAATGGCTCCATTTAATGATGCCATGGGATTCTTAAAGAAAGTACCCGGCGGAGGAATAATGGGAAAATTTTTCGGAGTAGATAAAAAACTAGCAGTAGTTCAAAAAGCTATAACAGATTCATTTATTTCTGGATTAGCAACTACAGGTTCAGTAGGGTCCGCTTCATTTATGGCATTGAAAGCAGGAGCTCGAGCATTTATGACTTCGCTAGGTCCAATACTAATACCATTATTAGCTATTGCAGCAACCGCAGCATTAATTAAAAGTGCTTTAGATCAAGATCAAGAAGTAACTGACATGGCAAAAAATCTAGGAATGTCAAAAGATGAAGCTAGAGGTATACATGAAGAGTTATTAGGAATCGCTGAAACGACTAAAGTAGTAGGTGCAAATTCCAAAGCATTACATGAAGCGTTTGCAGACTTAACAGCTATAACAGGTCAAAATGTTGTTGCTAATAAAGAAATGCTTGAAACTCAAGTATTACTTACCAAGCAGTATGGAATGACCGGAGCAGAAGCAGCAGCATTTCAACAATCTTCAATTGGTCAAGGAAAAACTGCAGAGCAAGTTTTAGGAACTGTTCAAAATATGACTGAGTCATATAATAAAATGACAGGCGACTCGTTAAATTTTAAAGAAATTACCAAAGACGTTGCCAAAGCAACTAAATCTCAATTAGCATCTTACAAAGGAAATACAGCCGAATTAACCAAAGCTGTTATTCAAGCTAAAAAATTAGGAGTAACTTTAGAAACAGCATCTAGCATTTCATCAAATTTATTAGATTTTGAATCTAGCATAGAAAATGAAATGGCAGCAAACGTGCTTACAGGAAAATCTATGAATATGAATGCCGCTCGTCAATTAGCTCTTCAAGGAGATATAGTTGGAGCAGCTGCTGCTGCTTTAGAACAAGCAGGATCGTATGATGAGTTTTTGCATATGGAAATGTATCAAAAAGAAGCTATTGCAAAAGCAGCAGGTATGACAGTTGATCAAATGATGGAAGCCGGCGAATTACAAAAAATGTCAGTAGCTTTAGGAGGTAAACAAATTAAAAATATGTCAGAACTTACCGAAGCTGATAGACAAGCGTTAGTGGCAGCTGGAGCAATATCCGACACTAAAGCTAAAGAATTAGCAATTGAAGAACAAAAAGTTTCAATGAATGACAAACTAGCTGCTATGGGTGATAAATTAATGGCAATTTTTATGAAAATTGCTGAACCAATAATGGAAATATTAGACCCTTTAATTAGTTTAATTGATTTTATATTTCCAGCTATCAAAGTAGCTTTAAATATTGCATTTTTTCCACTTAAAATAGTATTTAAAACTATTGGATTAATAATTGACGCCTGGGACTATATATTTGGAGTTTTAGGTAGAATTGGTGCTGCGATTAACGAATATTTAGGAGATCCAATTGGAAAAATTGTAAACTTTGTAACAGGAATTGGAAAAGGTATTTCTAACTTTTTTGGTGGAATATTTAATAAAATTAAAAATGGAATTAAAAATTTACTTCCTGGATGGGCTTTAAAGATTCTAGGTATGGGGCCTGATGATAAAGCTAATGAAGCTTCACCTGATGCAGCTTCTGCCGCTACGGTTGGTACTGATGATAAAGCTAATGAAGCTGCTTCTGACGCGCCGATTAGTACTCAAGACGACGCTGTAATTGATCCGGCC